TCACCGTTTTGTAAAACATCAGCCTATGTGATTGGCGAGCTGGCTGAGCAGCTAGGTGTTCGTGGATGTCGCACGATTGCTACTCAAACCAAGGCGGTAGCTAAAGAGCTTGTAGGTCGTAACGGCCTTGTGATTATCGACGAGGCGCAATACCTCAGCGACGATACGCTAAACGGCATTCGTATCCTGATCGAAGGTAAAGCTGGCGGCATGCTGCTTGGTAACGATGTGGTCCGTACTCGCATGACGGCGACACGCTCAAAAGTGAACATGAAAGCGTTTTGGTCACGCGTGATTAGCCCAGCAATGATTAAGCATCCAGTTCCTGACGACATTGATATGTTTGTGCGCGCTTGGGGCGTAACAGATGCTGAGATTCTTCGCTACGCACAGCGCATCACTCCGCAAACAGAAGGTCAACTTCGTAGTCTCGATAACATCCTAAAACTTGCATCATCGAGAGCGTTGTCATCAGGTGAGCCGCTTAATGTTGAACACGTCAAACGCGCCCACCTGAAACTAGCAGAGAACTTGAGAGGTTAGCATGTTGGAAGTTGAAAAAGTGATGGCTCACATGAAAGCGAATCCAGGTACTTGGTTAGCTGAGCGTGAAATTACAAAAGCGGTTGGATCGAAAGCAAGCCCTAAAGGCATGACTCGCTCTCTAATGCACTTGGCATCAATTGGTGGGCTAATTACTAAAAAAGAACCAGGTCGCCCTTACTTCTACAAATACAAAGGGGACGTGGAGAGTGTTGGTAAATGCAAGGGCTGCAAGAGTTCTGTCGAGGCTCGAGTGCTTGTCGATGGTCATTGTAATCAATGCCGCAAGGGCAAAAGCCTAAGCCCAACACTTTCTGATGTCGATGCGTGGCGCGCGGCACGAGATAAAATTTTTACTACTGTATTGCGCCTTCCATTTGGGCTTCCAACTGGTGCTTATGAACGAATTGTACGAGGTAACAAATTATGTCTTTAGCGGAGCAAGTTGTGGTACTTGGAGGCTCTTGGGTTGACCAACGCAAACAAATGGGCCGCTCTGAAATTTTGGTTTGTGAGCGTCCATTATCTCTCGATAAAGAAGCCGTACGCGCAGAGATTGGTGACGCAAAGCCGTTTGATATTTATCAAGTTAAGAATGGCATTGGAACGCTCATGAACGCGCTTCGAATCGGACGCAGTTTGATTGTTTGGCAAGTTCAACCAAAACATTAGTTTTTTAATCAATAAAGGAACATAAACACATGGCAACAACAGTAAGTCGTAACGAGTATCGCATCCATGCCACTGATGCAGCAGAAGCGGAACGTAAGGGTGATTATCAAGCAGCAGCTTACCATTGGAAAACGGCTGGTATCTACGCTCCGAATGCAACCGAATCGCACTGGGTATCCGCTCGTGTAGATTTTTGTGAAATGAAAAATAAAGAGGAAGTTGTTGCGTGAGCAATCAAAAAATTATCGAGCGCATTAAGAAGCTACTCCGTTTAGCGGCTCGTTCAACAAATGAAGGTGAAGCTGCCAACGCTCTATCTCAAGCGCAAAAGCTAATGGCGAAACATGGGCTTGATTCACATGCGCCAGAGCTGAGTGACGTATGCCAAGCCGATGTGCTTTCAAAGTTGAAAGCCAATAAACCTGCTGCTTATTTTTCTGGGTTGGTGTGGTTGGTTGCTGAATCGTTTGGGTGTCATGTGCATCGAGCAGACTCATGGGATGGTAAGCACCGAGTTGTTTTTACTGGACACAACGAACGCCCTGAAGTCGCAACGTATGTGTATGAGGTGTTAGAGCGTCAATTGTTGAAAGCGCGAAAAGAGTTTTTAGCGACCCTAAATAAGCGCCTTAAACGCACCACGAAGACCGCTCGCGCTGACATGTTCTGTGAAGGTTGGGTAACAGCGGTTCGTTCAAAGGTTAACGCTTTAGCCTTGAGTGACGCTGAGTCCACTCAAATCAAAGAGTTTCAAAGTAAGAAGCATGGCGAACTGAAAACTCTAAACGTTCGCTCTGCGTCTGAAAAGAAAGCGCGTGGAGGCGCAGATAACGCATTTTCATCCGGTTATGAATCTGGAAAACAAGCTGAATTAAACCACGGCGTAAATGGTCGTGAATCTCAAAAACTAACAATGAAGTAAGGAATAACCATGACAACTGAAACTAAACAAGCAACACGTCCAGAAGCGCCAGAAGGCTTTGTATATAACGCTGAAGGCAACCTTATTGCTAAGTGCAACATCGCGGCCTCTGATTTGCGTAAAGACGCATTTGTAACGGGCCTTGTGCAACAAGTGAAGGCTCAACGCAAACAACTCGCTCAATTCAAAGCAAACATCGTCAAAGCATTTGAAGAGTTCCGTGTTGAGATGCTTGACCAGTACGGTACGAAATTGCACGCACGAGGCACTGGTGACAATGTGACGATCTTCTCTTTCGATGGTAAGTACAAAATGACTTACAAAACTCAGAAGCTGAAATCGTTGGGCCCAGAGCATGATGCTGCACGTGAGTTAGCTCGTCAGTATTTCGATTCGAAAAAAGAGACGCTGGAGCATGACATGTTGATTGCCGTTCAAGACTTCTTTGTGAAGGACGCATCCATTGCAAACACTATCAGCTTTATCAGCAAAGACTTCAAAGACGAGACGCTTGTAAAAGCTCAGAACGCTGCACGTGACTCTCTATTAATTATCGGTAGCAAGTCTTACTTCAACTTCTATGAACGCGATGAGCAAGGTGAGTACCAACAAGTGCATCTTAATTTCGCGAAACTATAAAGGCCACCATTATGACTACAACAGCAGATAGCTTAATCAGTACTAGCGTTGCGGATGCTAAGTCTACGCTAGAGTGCTTACTAAGCAATAAGCCTCAGAGAGCAAAAGAGCTAGCAGAGAAAACTCTTAATAAGTTACCTGTGCCAAGTCCTAACGAAAGAAACTGGCATATGACTCGTATCGCCATGCTTCGCACTATCGTTCGACGTGCAGATAAATTACTCGCAACGAGTAAATAAACCCACTCAGTAAATAACACATTAAATACAGCGAGCAGAGCTCTAGAGCTTCACTGCTTTGGATTCGCTCGCTTTAAACATCGTTAAAACATTATTTAAACCGGATTTAAGGAATTAAACATGACTAATAAAGATACCTTGTCAGATATGTTTGATAGCTCGGTTCGAGTGTCCAGAATCATACATTTACGCAGTATGTTTGCTGATACCCCAGAGAATGGCGTATGGCGTCTGTTCGAAGATTCGTTCGACGAAATTGCAGAAGCTATTGGTGTAGGGCTTCCTGAGGAATTGTTGCACGACGAGGTTGAGCTTGGTGCTTTCTTTCTTCGTAACGATCAATTTGCTGGTCTTTTAGTTCTGTTTGATACGCCAGTGCCTTTGCGAGTCAATGAAAAAGGCGGCTACTCTTGCTCTTGGAGTCGATACCACAGCAAATGGTTCTACTGCGACACGCTACAAGAGGCTTGTGAAAAGGCTCTGGTTTGGCAAGAAGCTGTGGTGAAGGAAGCATACGAAATCGCAGGAGTTGAATATGACGACTGAAACTCGATCGCTTACTGCTTCTGACTGGACTGAGGTTCAAAGCCAGCTTGAAGGTTTCCTTGCTAACGTTTCGTTCAAATATAAGGGCCACAAAATATCGGTAGTTCGTGAGTATCAAAGCGAATCATCAAGCAAGCTCGCTGTTTATATCGATGACCAAATCAAAGGCGCGTGGATTGATCTTAACTTTGGAAAAATTGGCGAAGTTGATAAACCCAAAGAACGGCCGGGTGTGATTGATGATGTATGGATGTTGAAAACTCAAGCTCGATACGACAAGAAGTTCATCGCAAGTGTCGAGAAGGTTTGGGGCAAGCGTGAAGCGAAAAAGCGCTATCCAGATTTACACAGCAAGCGCCAATTTCGCTGGCCTTATTTCAACAAAGCATCATCAGTGGTGCGTCAATTCAAAAAGCTAGAAGGTATCGAACTATGTCTATAAAACAATTACGCGCTGCTATAGCACCTTGCTGTGGTCTTGGGGCAAATCGTACCGAAGTAGAAGCAGCTTTGAATAACGTCTCAGCGCAGCTTAGTACGCAAGAGCAATTGCTTGTTGAAACGTTGAACATTCTTGAGCATTCGCTGAAAGCTATTCGCTTAGATGCTGTCACAGAAGAGCTTCTTCAAAATCATTACGGTGCAATCAAAGCAATTCGTGAGCACTTTGAATCCGCTCAATCAAATGAGCGCTACTCGGTCGAGTTAATAGTGCAAGCTCAGTCGCTAACTGAAGCTGAAATCCTAGAAATGATTAAACAACCAGGTCAACTTCAGCTTATGCCTAAGGTTGCGGTGTCTCAAATCGACCAGGTGATTCATGATTTGTTCTCTAACAACTGGACTTCTGACCTTCGGACGGCACCCATCGATAAGATGCGAGCGCAGTTATATAAGAACTTAAAAGATCAACTTGCAGGTTATTGGACGGGTCACACTGCGTACTGGATATTGGTTAATGGTGGATTCATCGTTGATGGACCAAAAGGTACTGCAAAACAATTAACACGATTCGGTTCAATGTTTAAAGAAGAGATGGAGTCTATCAATGACACAGCACAAAAAACTCGTTCGCACCTTCAGTCGCAAGCACTACAACAAACAGCCGCAATGGTGCCAATGGCGCAAATCGAAAAAAGCGTCGAAGAACATGTGGCTCATTTCATCTCGTTAATTCGTACTATTCGAGTGAGTGACAAGCTGTTACCAAATGGCTATTGGATTCATCGTACGCGTCGCTGTCCTGTTCAATGTTGGCCTTGGTCTGCTGACGCATCCATAAAGAGCATCGAACGCCGCATTCAAGCCGCCATTAAATCTCGCGAGTTCGCTAAGGCTCAACGTCTCGATAGCGTCAAGCAAGCACTGGTCTTTATTGAATCAAATCCAATTGAATTGGGAGCGATGGCATGAACGAATCACAAGCTCATGAATTGAAAGCGGCAAACCTTAAAGCGATTGAATCTGAGAGCATGCAAAGTGAAGTGTACACAGACGATGAAATCATCCACATCATCGAGCAAGCACTAAAGCCAGCGAACCGTAATCGCCCTTGTATTTGCGGAAGTGGTAAGAAGTACAAGAAGTGCTGCCGTGGTGGTCACTTGGTTAAGTTCAATCAATTCAAAAAGGAACACAATCTATGACTGGACTTGAACGCCCGTTCGTTTCAGTCCACTCACGCTCTGCTCTAGAGCGTGAGGTCGAGATGGCTGAAGCGCTAATTGCTGAAAAAGGTTCGGCATACCCAGATGCAACATTTGAAGAAGGCTATATCGCCGCACTAAATATGGTGATGAATCGTCAAGGCTCAAATGTTCGAGAAGATTATGAAGTAATGATGAAGGACAGTTGAATTAATATACAAGATAAAGAGCCTCGTTTACGCGAGGTTTTTATTTGTGCAATTAATGCATAGAGGATATTGACTTGTTACGATAAATAAGATCTTTATCAAAAGCTAATAATTAAAAAATGATCATTTACGTTAGGCTTGACTAATGTAAGTTTTAACTACTTTTACATCAACAAGTTGGATACGCTATGGATTTTATTGAACGCTTACAAGCTCTCGCCAAAAAGGCTTCTCAAATATCTTCAACTCTCGAAACTGAAGAAGCAACTAAAAACGCTTTAATTATGCCTTTTCTTCATTCCGTTTTAGGTTATGACGTATTTGACCCTAGTGAGGTTATCCCTGAGTTTACAGCCGATACGGCGACAAAGAAGGGGGAAAAGGTTGACTACGCGTTAATGAAAGGTGGTGAAGTTCAAATTTTAATTGAATGCAAAAAGTTCGGAGAGCAACTGTCAACAAAACACGCCGCTCAATTGTTCCGATACTTTTCTGTAACTAATGCTCGCTTGGCAGTTTTAACTAACGGAACTGAATATCAGTTTTATACTGACCTAGATGCCCCAAATAAAATGGATGAAAAGCCGTTCCTTATAATGGATTTGCTTAAGCTTGATGAGCATATTGTCCCTGAAATAAAAAAGTTAACGAAAACCTCGTTTGATGTCGAATCTGTGGTTGATGCTGCTGGAGAGCTAAAATATCTGAATCAGATTAAAAAAGTTTTAGCCGAACAGTTTGCAAACCCAGAGGAAGACCTTGTTCGATTCTTTACATCTAAAGTCTATGATGGAGTTCAAACTCCAAAAGTTAAGGCTCAATTTTTAGAGATTACACAAAAAGCTCTCAAACAGTTCTTGAATGACAGTATTAAAGCTCGTTTACAGTCAGCAATTGGTTCGGATTCAAGAACAGAAGATATCCAGGATGTATCATCAGAACCTGAATTAGCAGAAGATGCTGACGGCAAGTCAAAGATTGTAACAACAGAAGAAGAACTTGAAGGGTTCAATGTCGTTCGAGCAATATTAAGACAGAAGTTTGATGTATCTAGGATTGTTCATCGCGACACTCAAAGTTATTTTGGTGTACTTCTTGATGACAATAACCGCAAACCCTTGTGTCGTTTACATTTCAATGCAAAACAAAAATATATTGGTGTTTTGGGTGAGGATCGAAAAGAGACAAGGCATGCAATTTCATCTATTGATGACATTTTCGAGCATGCAGATTTGTTACTTGAAGTTGCATCTAGATACGAATAATACGGACAGCGAACACAAAGCCTCACTCAGTGTGAGGCTTTTTTTTGCACAAAACATTTGCAATCGCAAACCTGTCCGCCCCTACAATAATAAGAGTTATCAATTGACAATTGATGAGAGAAGCATGGTGGACATAAATCGAAACAAGTACTACGGCATGATCCATAAAGGTGTGCAGGCGCTATTAAAAGACCGCATGGGCTTTTGTGATGATGACGAGTATCGCAATTATCTTGGCATTACTGTTGGTAAAACGTCCTGCAAAGAGATGACCGACGAAGAACTGATGGATTTGGTTAAAGGGTTGCGTGATGAAGGCTATCTGACCTTCAACAAGCAACCAGGTGGTCAAGGTGAAGGCAACCGCCCGACGAACGCGCAGTGGGCAAAGCTTGCTGCTTTAGCAAAAGATAAAGGTTGGAGTGGCTTGAATGACGCGCGACTCGATGCGTTCGTTGAGCGCACGGCAGGTGTAAAGAAAACGCGATGGCTGACTCGTACCAAAATCAGTGAAGTCATTCTCGGCTTGGAGCGTTGGTTAGGAGGTCGTCATGGCTAATCATTTTTCCTCTCGTTATCGCGTTATTGAAGTGCGCTCTCAGGCGGACTTGGAGCAACTGCTTGAGCAGATGTGGCCAACCAAAGCCATACCTGCGCATGAATTGTTTGAACGCTTTGGTTCGCCCGTCGATGAGGCAATGATAAAAAGCGTCCTTGGCTATCCACGCAATTGGTACACACCGAAAGAATTAGCCGCTTACTTCTGGAAAGGGAGCAATTACTATGCACAAGAAGAAAAAGATCAATATTGTGACGACTAAGGATGCGATGACTTGTTGCACCTCCAGTCGCAACAATGCCGTTCGCAGCCTCAACTTCTTCGCGTTTAAACTGCACTCATGGTTTGTATTTGTTGAAGACCTGGGGGAAGACGTTGAAAAGAAGAATGAGCAGCTCGCACTGTTTTAAAGAAGATTAAAAGGCGCTTTAAAGAAAGCGCCTTTTTTGTGCCAGCTACTTTTTCGTGGTGCTCTCACATGGCACGCCAAGTTTCACACCATCACCGCCATCACCTGCCGCATTGCATCCTGAGTTGTGACTGCGGTTGTCTGTTTTAATGTACGTTAGGATGTTGGTGCAGCCGCCTAGGCTCACGCATAGAACGATGGCCATCACGACTTTTTTGATCATAGTTAGTCTCCATTATCTTTAGGTTGTTTGCATTGAGTTGCGTTGTCATTGATGCGAACCGATACGCCTACGGAGGTGTCAGCATCCACTTTAAGTGGGCAAGACTCATCACCGTAACTTACGTTGTAACTGGTGATGGCCGTTGCGCAGCCTGTCAGGTTTAACATTACCAATGCTAGAGTGAATAAAATCAGTGCGTTTTTCATAGTCCGTAGATCTCTTTTTCAAAGGTGGTCCAAGTTGATGGGCCGCAAATGCCGTCATCATTGAGTTGGTGTTGTTGCTGAAAATGGATAAGCGCGGTTTGAGTGGCGTTGCCAAACTTACCGTCTGGGTTCAATCCAAGTCCCAACTGCAGCTCTCGAACATCATCGCCTTTACTGCCATGTTGGATGGTTGCTCGTTTGATGTCCGTCCCTACGCCGAGATACAACGCGGTCTCAAATTCAATCGCATAAGCCGCAATGGTTTCCGCTTTGTCTGTACCGTTAATGATGCGCCTAGCATTGATGTAATCAAAAGAGCCGTCCGCCAGCAGGTAGTCGCTTAACTTCTTACCCGTAAACCAGCCTGCCATCATGCCGCTAATCGCGATTTGCGCCGCATAGAATGGATTCAATGCCAGCTCTGGCGCGTTCACAAAATCAATCACACCTTGTTGCCAGCTTCGGCTGTACACCGCCGCCTTGGCTTTGGCGTAGTTCGCGAGCCAAGTCAATTGCACGTAGCCTCTGCCGTAGTAGGTTTGGCCTGTCTCTGGGTCGGGTTCACCGTATGAATGGCCTTGTCCTTTTCCCCATTCTTCAATGGGTTTCATCGTGCGGCCTGTTTCGTGGTAAGTCGTGGCGAGCACGTAAGCCAGGTATTGAAGTGGTACCGTCATGCCCAGCATGACGAACATGGCGTAAACAAACGCAAAGCCGAGAATGCAAGCGCGTTGCGTGCCATTCATTTTCCCATCAAAGAGTGTGGCGTTCGTGCGCGCCAGCATCGCTTTGGTGTTGATGTGAGGCGTTGCTCGCCCCTGGATAAGTCGCTGCGCCTTTTCAATGTTCGCTTTGGCGGTATCAAGAAGCGCGTTTGCTTGCTGTGTTTGCATGAGGTTCTCCGTTATTGGAAGTTGTTTGAGCTCAGCTCATCGATGACGGTGTGAGTGACACTGGTCAATGTGATGTTTGCGCGCTCTTGTTTACTGATGGATTTTTTCTTATCGATGACATTGCCATCGCTGTCGGTGATAGTGACATCCGCGTAGTACACGCCTTCGATGTTCTTGCAGATGGTTTCAAGATCTTGAACGACAATGTCTTTGCCATGGGTGGTGCGCCATTTAAGTAACTCGTCGTTCACCAACTTAGTCGCCGTATCAACGATGGTTTTACCCAGTGCGGCATAGTCATTGAATACTTGCAGCGCGATAGTGGCAGTGCCATTCACGCCACCAGGCGCGACAACAGCAACTCGATCCCCCTGCGGCACGCGCTTCTTACCAGAGCACTGCGCGTAAATCGCATCAATGATGGGCTGCTCTGGCAAAGAGCCATCAAGCAAGATAGCGCTGATGCTGATGTCGTTTGGGGCAGGCGTCCAAATGGATACCGAGCCAATCGCTGAACTGGCTGACAGAGCAAAGTATTCATACGCATCGTAAGGACCACAGGAAGACCACCCTGATGGCGCAAGCCAAATGCGATAGGCATAACGGTCATCATCTTCTTCTGGTGCGCCGCCTTGACTTGTGGTCACGTTTGTCGCGCTTTCTACTTCGGCGATACTGGTGTCCACAATGGTAGAGATTTGGCCAGCAATGAATCCGTTACCTTCTTCTCCTGGTGTTTGACATTCAAAGTTAGCCAGTAAATTGGCTTCACCAGCATCGACAATGTAGTCCTGCATGCACAAGAAAATAGTCTGGTCATCGGCGGCTTTGAGTTCGTACCCTTTTGGAATAACCACACCCGTGTGTCCTGCGGTAAACGTAAACTCGACTACCGTGCTGGCAGAGGCAGCGCCCAGTCGCTCACCAGCACCAACCAATGCAGCGAGGTGTTCAAGACGACCACTTTCAGCAAACGCCAGTAAGTTCTGCTTCGACTCGTAGTTAATCTCATCAATCACTTCGTTCTTGCTATAAGCAATGGCTTCAAGATGAACGGTTTCTGGGTCGTTTACAGTTGGGTAATACCCTGTCTTTTTGAAGTAGCGCTCTTTCAGGCTTGCCAGGTCGCCCTCAAAATCAGGAGTAACCAGGCTTGGTTCTGGTAGCGTTGGAAATCGGTTGGTACTCATGCGCGTCTCTGTATGGTTACGGTGGAGGTCCAGCCGCCACTGGTGAGTGATGTGCTCACTGATGTTGGCTTCCATTTGTTTGGCAATTTGCCAGCGCTCGTCAAGGCAATCATGTCGGCAGTGGTCACTGTGGCGTTCACTAGCGTTAGTCTGCCTGTCGTGATTTGCTTGCTTTTACCTGAGCCTGTCGCGACATAGTTATCGGCATAACTTTTGGCTTCTTCCATGGAAGTGACACCATCAGGGGTAAGCGTTTTTATTTTGGCCCCTTCATCGGTATTGCCTGTTCGGTATTCGCCAGCAGTGTCATTGACCACGTCGTAGAACTGAACGATGATGCCGTCACTTTTGGTGCGATCTGATACTGGGAATGAGCCATTAACAACGATGTCTCGATTACGGATATCGAGCGTTAACGTGCTGGTATTAAGTTCACCAACAACAAGCTGGTTTCCTTTAAACGCCATAGGAATGCTGTTCTCATCAGCCAAGCGGCCCATCATGGCCATCTTGCTTTCATCTCGTTGTTGCACTCGGGTGTAAGCGACATCACGTGCATCGGGGGCAATGAGTATCGAGACGCCCACCTCTTTGGCAATGTCCTCCGCCAATGTGACAAAGCTGGTTTGCTCATACACTTCGCTCGTTTCATTGTCGATTTTTCCGCGAGTGGCAGGTTTGGCGTTTGCACCGATGCTGACCTTGTCGGGGTTCAAGCTAAATCGGATCTCATCAATGGTGAACTTGCCCCACATCCACGCATTGCGCTTACCATCGTCATCAAACCAGCCAATACCACACTCAAGCGTGTCGCCTTTTTCAGGGAACCAAGCATCGTAGAAGCGGCCATCATGATTCACGAGTGTCATCGAGACGGTATCGGTGCCGACCTTCTTGCTGTCGAGTACATCGGTGTAGGTCAATGCGCTTACGTAGTCTGACAGCTCCTGACTGATTTCTTTTCCAGCCCACTTCACAATGGCAAATGGCTTAATCAAGCTTCCAGCTATTCTGCCCATGGCGGCTTCTCCGTGGTGTCTTCAATGACCGTGCTCACTTCAAGTGCAGGGATGGTGACAACTTCGCCCCCATCAAACTCAAAGTTATCCATGTCACTTGCCAGCGTTCGGTTCGCTTCACGCAGTGTCATAACCAATGTCTCGCTGGCGCTGCTGTAAGCGCGATAACAAAGTTGATCCCAGCGCTCACCACGCTGGGCATATAACGTCGTGGTGCTCATGGTTTGTCTTTCACTTCCACTAATTCACACTGGTATGTCATGCTAACCACGCTGCCACTGGGTGTGGTCTTCATGCCCGTTAGCGTGCGACTGCGAATGGTGAACTTGCCTTTAATGTCATCACCAATCACAACCGCGCGCGGCACTTGATTTTCTGCCATGGCATCGAGCGCCTTAACGCTTTTTGTGATGTCACAGAACTTGTTGCTGAACTGCATCGTCAGTGAGCAAGTGCGCTCACTCTCACCTTGCGCTTGATGTCTTGGATAACCGTTCACCACTTGCTGCGCAGTCACGCGCCAGGTGCGGCGGTCTTGAAATTGACTGGGACTCAATCGACCTTTGAAGGTCAAATCACCAAAACCACCCCAGGCGGCGTATTGTGCTTCTTGGCTCATGCTTCTTCCTCTGGCGGTACAACCACCTCTTCGTCAAGCAGCTCGTTGTAAAAACGAACTTCTCTTAATGTCGGTGAATAAAAATCGCGGTGGACCGTGAGTACCATGGTTAAGCTCCAGTCTTCACGATAAGTAAAGGGACCATCAAAGGGATCGAAATCCGCTGCTTCTTTGTCCCCTGTGAAACCACTTTGGGTAAATTTGGCATTGGTGATTTCAGCATCGCCAACGATGTGCATCTTGTTCTTTGGACCTAGCTGCATCATGCCTTTTGGTACTTTGAGAATTTGGCCCACATCACGCACCTCAACCAACTCGTTCTCCAAAAAGTTGGCCAGTTGCATGTTTATCCAGGTGGCTTGTCCTGCGAGTGCGTTGCCAGCATTGCCACCTGTTGCGCGTACGCAAACTACGACAGGCAGATTCCACTCATACGGCACGAACGGAGCGTAACAGTCTGGCTTCGGCAACGGGTTCAGCGTTGACGCACCTGTTACCATTAGGCGAACTTCAATGGCCGCCATCGCATTGTTGGGTTCAACAATGGTGGTGATATCGAGGTAGCGCTCAATTTCGGCCTTGAGCTTATTGATGGCCGTCAGCGATTCGGGGTGTAAACTTGGTGCGCTCATTTCACCGCCTTCATTAATTCTTTTTGAACCAGCTCGGCTTGTTCTTTTTGCTGCTCGTCGCTTAGGTACATAAATGGTCGCCCTGGTACTTTCACTTCATCGGCTCGGATATACAGCACATAGAACACGCCTTTGTCTTTGCTTTTGTTGTTACGGTTAAAACGGCTTTTGATTTTTCGGCCAATGCCTTTCGCACCGACTGGCGCTCGTCCCATGACGGAGTTTGGACGCCAGAAAATCTTCCACCCTTGCGCCTCCAATCCCGATAACGTCTTGCGAACGCCATAGGCTTCAGTGCGCTTTTTGATGCGCTTGTCAGCAGGGATGGTGAGTTTCTGCGCTTTTAATGGCTTCACAATGCCACCGTCATTAATCAGCGGCGCATGGACCTTGTTGGTCCCGATGCGGTATTCGCCTTGACCTGTCTGGTACGTAAGCGAAGCGTACGTCTCACCCGAATCAAACAGCGGTTTAGCGCCGCCGTTCTTGGTGTTCTTCGTCAGCGTCGAGTTAGGTGCAAAGTCGCCATTGCGATAGTTGTCTTTCACGCACTGCAAACCGAAAGGCGCAATGCGCTCGGGCAGTTCGTTGATGATGCTCGCCGTCTCATTGAGCGCTTTTAAAAACTCTTTCATGCCGTTTTAAATCTCGTTTAAACCGAGCTCTATTGTCGTCTGCTTATTGGCCAATATTTGTCAATTGCCACGCATGCGCGCGTGATATAGCCACAATGGCACCATCAAAAAGCATGAAAAATAAGAGGGTTATGTGGCCAAAAAATCGAAGATTGAGCTGCAAGGATTGAGCGAGCGCATTATCGATATGTACGACAAGGAGCAGATGACACTGACCGACATCACCGCCGTTCTCTCTGATGAGGGATGGGAAGTGAGCCGCGCTGGCGTGCATCGCGAAGTCAAAAAATGGGAAACGTTCCTGGAAGAGCAGAAAGAGCGCGATCGCTTTGCAAACAAATTCCTTGATGAGTTTCGAGACAGACCCAACACCGACATTTCAGAGATTGGTTTGCAGGTTCTGCAGAGCAAGATTGTTGAGGTGGTGAAAAACTACGACGTCAGCACCGAGTCGTTTGGCGATGTCACCAAACTGGTGAACTCGCTGGCTCGTCTATCGGATTCTCAAGTCAACCTTGACCGACTCAAGACCGAGTTTCGTAAAGGCGTGGATGCAGCCAAGAAAGAGCTGGAAGATGAATTTAAGGTACTGCTTGAAGAGAGCAACCCAGAGCTACTTATCCAGTTGGTTGAGATCATCCGTTCGGTGCGTGTGGACCCCGATGGTCGCAAGCGCACGAAGAAGCGTCGCTAAGGAGTCATGATGAAATGCTTATCTGCGTTAGTGCTGGTCTTAGTTGCCATTATGCTGCTTGGTGAAATGCATCTGCAGACGCTGGAAAAATCGAGTCTTGAGCTTTCCATTGAGCAACACAAACTGGAAATTCGTTACTTGAAACTGCAGTTGGAGCTGATTGATGAAAGCGCCATTCTCACAGTTCAGTAACGCTGACCTCGATAACCTGCGCGAAAAAGCCAATGCGGCCATCGCGCATAAAGAAGCGCAAAGTAAAGGCCAAAGAGAAGCCAAGCAAAAACTGGCAGAAGAGAAGCGACAAGAGAAAGCGCGTCGTCGACGTCGCGCCAGAGCAAAAGCTGACTTTGCCTATTTTTGTGAGACGTACATGCCGCATGCATTTACGTGTGAGGCTGCGCCATATCAAAAGGCGCTCTCTCGTATTGTGGCGTCGCGAGTGATGCGCAAACGCGACATGAAGCTGTTTAAAAAGCTGGTCTATCCCATCAATCACGGTTCGATTGTTATGCCCGAGCGGGCGCAGTTTAATGGCATTCTCGACTTGGAGCCTCGTGACCACGGTAAAACCACGCGTAACGTTAAAGCCTTACCGATGTGGTTGCTGCTCAACTACCCAGAGCAATACATCATTATCGGTGGTGCCAGTGGCCCAGCGGCTAAAAAGAACATCATGGCCATTCGAAATGAATTGGAGACCAACCAGCTCATTATTGATGACTATGGCGTGCAAAAGGTTCACGGCAATATCTGGACGCAAAAGCAACTCGTGCTCGCCAATGGTAATGCCATTGAAGGTGTCGGTCGTGGTCAGTCTATCCGTGGTACAACGCACGGGTTCTTGCGTCCCACAGCTTGTATTCTCGATGACGTCATCACAGAGCTCGAAAAGAACAACAAGGAAATACGAGACAAGTGTGAGGACTGGTTTGACTCAGTAATTTTGCCTCTGGGTAAAGGCATGCTGATTGTGGTGGCCAACACCATCATGCACCACGATGACTTGCCGTCCAGATTGCTCGCACGCATTCGTGAAGGCTTGCTGCCTAACTGGCTTGGTTTGGTGTTTAGTGCCCTTACTCCAACAGGGCACTCTCTCTTTCCGTCACGATGGCCATTGGCTGACCTTTACGAATTACGTCGCATCATGCGCAAAGTGTGGTGGGCGGAATACATGAACATGCCTCGCTCGCGCAAAGAGCAAGACTTCAAACCCGAATACTTCAAGCATTACCAGCTGTCCGATCTCGATATCCGCGACATCGATATCATGATGGCCGTTGACCCTGCGACTGGGATGGAGACCGGAGACTATAGTGCCATCGGCGTGGTAGGTCGCCATCGCATTACCTTGGTGGACTACGTGTTGTTTTGTAATGGCTGGCATGAATCCGATTTGACGTTCGCGAAACGCATCGTTGAGGTGTATCTCTGGGTGAAAAACACCTTTAACAAACCACCTAAAAAAGTGCTGTTTGAAGAAGTTGCGTTTCAGAAAATCTATAAGAACTCGGTCATTCGCTTTGCCAAAGGCCATGGCGTTCGTCTGCCTATCACGGGCTATAAGCCCAGTGGCAATAAGAAACTGCGCATCAAGTCACTGTCGCCCGATGTGGAGTCTGGCGGCGTTCAGTTCTTAGAAGATCAAGTGTTGCTTAAAAGTCAGTTGGAAGAGTTTCCGCGTGGGCATGATGACTGCCCTGATGTGATTGAGATGTGTGTCAGTGAGTTTGAGACCAAGCAGTTTGTGGGCAGCGCCACACCAAACGTGGTGAAAAAGATGAAGAGCGCCGCTCAGCGCCTTGCACGTATTGGCGGTGGCGCGCGAGGGAGGATGTAGCCATGTTTGATGATATTCGCGTACTTGGCAATAAGATGAAAGATGTCTTCACTATGTTAAGGCGCACAGTAAGTGTTGCGACCGTCAGCCAAGTCGACAGCGAACTGCGCCGCGTAAAGGTTACGTTTGCAGGTGGTCGCATCCCAGAATCTGATTGGTTGTCAGTGGTGGGCTCTCGCACCAAAGGCGTGAATGCCAGTTGGAACATGGCCGTGGGTGAGCAAGTGCTGTGTCTCTTCCCACCTATTGGATCGATGGTGCGAGGTTATGTCCTGGGTTCATTAGTGAATGTGAACGCCAGACCGTACACCACCAATCCAGATAAATTTGGTATTCAGTTTGAAGACGGCACGTTATTGGAGTACGACCAGGCAACGCAAACAGGCGTGCTCAAAATCCAAGGTGGCACACCATCGATTCAAGTTGGTCCCGATAAAGTCTCGATTGTCTCTGATGTGGATATTAAGGGCGCAGTGGTCATCAGCAAAACCTTGGATGTGGGCGGTAACACGAACATTGGCGGCAATCTATCTGTGACGGGGACAGTATCAGGTCAGCAAACCGCCACCTTTATGGGGACGGTTGGCGCGGCTGGATATGGTGGTCCTGTATCTGGCGGTGTGGCGAAAATGCAAAACGGCATGGAAGTGTCTGGTACGGCGACCATTAACGGGGTAACGGTCTCGGTTAATACGCACACACACTTGGATGCAGAAGGTCGCCCAACAGGGCCAGCAGTCAGTGTTCGAAGTGCTTCACTGCTTAGTCGTCTTCTTGGCTATTTGAGGCGATAAATAAACCCTAACGTAAAACGCTCTGTATCGCGTTCTAAGGGCGTTTAAATTTCAGTGGTAACATTTATCGAAAATAAAATCTTAAAACAATTAAAACGGGTTTTTAAGCGAATTAAAACAGGTGTGACATGATTTACTCACTCAAACTCGGTGGCGAGGGTCGAAACGCCACATTACTGGATGATATTAAGCAATCGCTCTACATGATCATCTATACCAGTAAAACCGAGCGTATTTACTTGCCAGACTACGCCGCTGATGCTCTCGCATATTTAGATAAGCCGATGTGGTTTATGTCAAAGCTGCAGGTGGCGATTGCGGAGTCGGTTGCTAAATACGAAAAGCGCATCACACTGGATAGCGTGAAGATAGTGTCTGTCGAGCCGACGAAGGGCTTGATCCGTTTGGGGCTTTCATGCACGATAAATGAAACAGGTGTTCGCGAATATTTTGAACTCTCCAACGACCTTTAGCCCCATCCTCATTTTGTCAATTGCCACCTGACCTTGGTGAATACTTCCATAATGCTCTCAGTTTCTAGGAGGGCATTATGTCTGATGAATTTCTACACGGTATCTATACCGTTGAGTCCACCACAGGCTCGCTGGCCGTCACCGATGTTGCATCGAGTGTGATTGGCATTTTCGGCACGTCCGAAAAAGCAGAGCCGATGCAGCTCAATCACACCACCAACTACGATGATGCGTACGCACTCTTCGGTGAAGGTTCCATTTCAAAAGCGCTTAAACGTATTCATACCTATGTGGAAAGCAATTCAGTGATTGCCATTCCTCTGGGTAAAGATTCTGATTTTCCGGACACGCCAGAAGAGCCAGCAACATCGGGCGTGAAGCTCAGCTCTGCCAGCGCTACGGCTTATATTGATGATGGTGCAGCAGTATCTCCTGTTGTTGTCACCAATCCACACGCCGCCACTATCGCTTATACGTCCAGCAATGAAGCGGCTGCGACCGTTGATGCAGACGGCCTAGTTACATTAGTGGCAGAAGGTGAAACCACCATCACACTTAATATCGAGTTTGATGACGGCACCGAAGCTGCATCTGAGTCTGCGCCACAGCAAGCGACGCGCTCTCGCAAGAAAGGCGCGCGTTCTGCTCAATCACAAACTCGCGCAGCGGCAACCGAGACGTTGACGTACACACTGACCGTAGCGCAAACCAATCCTGATGCAGGTAAAGAGGCTAACGGTGCGACGTTGTCTGCATCTAAAGGTGTGGTCTATACAGGCTCACCTGCAACGCCTGTTGAGCTGTCGAACCCTAACGACTTGGCCGTGAACTACTCATCCAGTGATGAGACGGTGGCGATTGTCGATAATGGCACGGGTGAAATCACACCGCTTGCTGAAGGCGTGGCGACCATCACACTAGAGCTGATTGGGAATGCGACTTATCAATCGTCAACGCTGACTTATGAAGTGACGGTCACAGCCGTCTCTGATGCGCTGTTAGCTGCATTCATTGATGCTTTGCCGCTTCTGCGCAAAGCAGGCAACAAATATGGCTTCTCATCAAAAATCCATCTTGCTCCTGGCATCTTGCACAAAACGGGCGCGGCCTCGTTAGCAGTTGCGGCAGTAAAACCCATTCGCGGTGTTTGGGTGGGTGACATGCCGGAAGATGTCAGCACAAAAGAAGAGGCGTTCGCCTTTAAACAGCAATTTGGTAGCGATCGTTATATGCCATGTTGGCCCCGTCCCCTTGTTATTCAAGATGACGGCTCGACCAAAGTGGATTGGTTCGCACCTTCATTGGCAGGCTTGATGGCACAAGTCGACCGCAATGGTACGGGTGACACTATTGTCAGTGAGACTGGCTACTGGTGTTCTCCATCCAACTATCCTTTGGTGGATATCGTCGGTCCATCCATTGACATTGAGTACATCCCTAGCGATGTCGCTTGTGACGTTAACTATCTTAATGCCAACGGCATCTACACCATGATCAACCGTAGCGGCTGGAAAGGTTTTGGTAACTACTCAAGCGCGTATCCAGACTCAACCGATTTAACGTCATTCCTTTGTGTTCGCCGCACAGCGGACATCATCGAAGAGTCGATTGAAACCACTACGCTGCAGTTTATCGACAAGCCGATGTTTACAGGGCCACATGGTCTACAGGCCATGGTGTGTGGTCGCGTTCGTGACACGGTCAATGATTATCTTCGCTCGAAGGAAGGCACGTCACTGGTTTACTCCAATGTGTATCTGGAAGTAAACGACAACCCATTGGTGAACTTGCAACAGGGCAAAATTAAGTATCGCTATCAGTTCACACCACCAATCCCGATGCAGACCGTTGAGTATGCAGCAGAAATTTACGTGGAAGGTCTGGAAAGCGCCTTTAGCTCACTCGTAGGGAGTAATTAACAATGGCTGAGAACCATGTAACCAAGCGCAACCATATGTGCTTTATCAATGAAACGCAGTACATCGGACGCGTCAAAGCCATCACAGCAGAGCCTCAACTTAAGGTTGAAACGTTCTCGGCGCTTGGCGGTATCGGTGATATGGAAATTCCTAATGGTGATTATGAAGCAATGGCGGCCAACATCGAGTTTGACAGCACCGCGCCTGCAGATTTGAAGCAGCTCACCAAAAACGGCGGCTATGTTGCCATTCGAGCTCTGTGTGATGTCCGTGGTTTGGATGTGACGACAGGTACGCGCCGTCTTGATGGTGTAGTGACGCGTATTTGGGGTTACGTGAAAAATCCGCCAGCGACACATCACACTAAAGAAAAAGTAGCGTACACCGCTCAGATGTCCGTGTTCCGCATTGAAATCAGCAACAACAGTGGTCGCCTCTTTGAGCTCGATTTTGTTACTGGTGTTCGCTATCCAGCCGATGAGCCAGGTAGCGGCGGCATTACTATTTCGCTGTAAGGAGTGAACCATGCCTCGTATTCGCAAATTGGAGCTCGTTGGTGAAGGCATTCAGCGCAATGGCCAACCTGTTGACAAGTCCGTGCTGGAATCTGTGGTTCGTAACTCGGGAGGCTCACGTCCTCCAGTCACGCTAGGACATCCCGAAAAGGGCGATGACAAGGTTCCGGCGCTAGGTCGCATTGACGTTCGCGGCGTTGGCACGAGCGACAAAGGTGAAGCGGTACTGCTGTGCGAGCAGCACTACACACCTGAACTCGAAGAGCTAGAAGACCAAGGGTATTTCGAAGGTCAAAGCGCCGGCATTTATCCGCTTCCTGGCAAACCTGGCGAATTCTACCTTCACCACGTAGCTCAGCTTGGCTCTTTGCCGCCTGCTGCAAACATCAAAACGCTGGATGTCGTCGAGCTCAGCGATGACGGTGAAAGCGACGCTATTTTTCTGTTCTCCAATGCTGGAGTGCAAACCAAACAATTGAATGAGAATGCCATTATGAAATTTGAAGATCTAATGAAAGCCGTCAAGAGCTACTCGGACGACGAAAAAAAGCAGCTGGGTGACGCGCTGGGTTTTAAAGCGCCAGAAGGTAAGCCTAAAGACGAAGGTAAACCTAAGGATGAAGGCAACCCTAAAGGCGAAGGTACCACTCAGGAAGGTCAAGAGAGTGAAGAGTTGAAACAGATGCGCGAATCAATGGCTGGTGACCGTCGTGACACTCTCACTGAATTGGCTAACGATGCCAATCTTGGTGAAGACATGTTGAAAGTGATCACCTCGATGATCAAAGGTGCATCGGCTATCGAACTGTGTAACACAGGCGAAGGCTCTCGTTACGCTGAAATCAAGTCACTCATTAAGGCGACACCTGAAAAGAAAAAAGGCTCGCTCGATGTGTTTGGCAACATTGAACTTTCAAACGAAGGTGAAGAAAAAGACACGTTCGACCCTGAAGGTTGGTAATTGCATTGATGTGGCGTGCGTTCTCTTTGGGCGCACATTGAAACCAAACAACTCAAGAGTAATGAATTATGGAATTTACCTCTAAGACGGCATTAAGCCATAAGAATGTGATTGGCAGTGGTAAGGGTGCAAAGGTGCATCAAATTACTGCAGGTGCAATCACTGACCTTGATATCGGCCACGTCATTGTGGTCACCAAAGAAGGCATTCAGGGTCGTTGGGATGGCATCACTATTCCGACTGAAGACATTGATGATGGCGCAGGCGGCACCATCACGGCAACAGCGGCTTATCGTTTGGCGATTGTGACTCGTAAGCAATTCGCTGGTGATACGTCGGTTACGGCACTCGTTAAAGGTGATTATGTTCGTGAGAACGTCGTGCTGGCGGATGACTCTGCACTTCCAGCAGAAGCGCAGTTCATGCTGACATTAAGCGATTTGTGGGCAGAAGGTGAATGGTAATGGATAAGCAAAAATTAGACGCTGAGTTTTCAGCGCAATTTAATCGCGTTGGCAGCGCCATGGCTAACCTTGGTGGTCACTCTCGCTTCTTGCTGATGAACCGTCAGCGTAAAGCCAAGATTGATAACCTGGTGAAACAGGTACTGGGCCTCAAAGTCTTGTCTGAGCTTTACGACCAGGAGCGCCTGACGGTCGAAGCCGTTGCTCAAGCGCTTGCGCCAGAAAATGTGGACGAGCAACTTGCTGACAGCGCGAAACAAAAGCCATCGACTACTGCCACCAAACCAAAAGACCAAGAGCCAGGCTTTGCGCTTGAAACGCTGACCTATCCATTCACAGTGGATGATATCGGTTCGCCGTTGATGGCCGAAGGTCAAGAGATGGAGCTGGTGTTCAATCCGCATGAGCAGCGCGTCAATCTGAAAACCTCAGATGAAAGCGTGATTGCGATTGAAGATGGCAAGTTCATCGTCAAAGGCGCGGGTGATGCCACGCTTTCTGCCACGTTCGTTAAGTCAGGTAATGTTCCAGGTCTGAAATCTGACATGGCCATCACGCTCACATTGCAAGAAAAAGAACTGCCGGATGACATCGAAGAAGCACCTGAAGGTTCAAAGGCGCGTGGATTCCTTCGCCCTACACCAGATTTTGACATCGAACTGGAGCTAGGCAAGAACGCGTTCATTGGTACCGTCGTTGAACTGCCTATTGCTTTTGCGAACCCAGAAAGCGAAGAGTTTGAATTTGAAAGCTCAGATACTGATGTGTTTGAAGTGGATGCGCAAACGGGAGCGATTTTACCCAAAGCCGCGGGTGACGCCGTGCTGAAACTGCACATCGGTGATGACTCTGACGATGTCGTTGTCAGCATCAAGTAACCAAAATTAAACGCGCCTTAAAACCGCATTTAAGGCGCATTGAACACTGTTTTAAGAAAGAGAGAAGTCATGGATATTATCGACCTGTTCCGCAGCTATACGAAGCTGGATGTTTGGGGTGAGTTCCTAAACAAACAAAAGAAATTAAAACCCGTACCGATGCCAGTTCGCAATACGGTGTTTGGTCCTGCTCAGCTATGGCATGACGTGTCGCTGCCATATTCTGAAATCAAAGACACCACCACAAACGTGCCTGTGGTTCGTCGTGGTACTGCTGCCCTTGTCTTGAAATCGGAAGGTACAACCGTAAAGGCTATCGAACCACAAGGTTTTGTTATGTCGCACTTTGCCACCGCAGCTGAGCTGAACAACTTAAAAGCATTAGGGATGAAAGCCACAAAACAATGGTTTGATTCGAAAAATGCCAACATGCTACGCCGCGTTTACAAGGGTATTGAGGCGATGTGTGCCATGGCGCTTTCAGGCAAAGTGGAATATCCAATGAAAGCTGAAGGTGGTGAGATTGAACTGGAAGTCTACGACTACGGCCTTACCGAAGAGTACAGCGCGGCTGGCACCATCGACGTATCATCGACAGATACCACCATTAGTCAACTGTTTAAACTGCTGCAAAGCATGGCCGAAAAAATTGAAGACAACGGCTATGGCAGCAAGCTGTTAACCTACGCAGGTCGCGATGTTTACGCGCGCATCATGGACATCGCTTCAGGTACGAATACTCGCAACATCAGCATTGAAATCGCTGAAAACGAGATCACCATCGGTGGTTACAAAATTCAGCGTATGTCTGGCAAGTACCATACCTATGTGGGTGGTGCAAAAACCATGGTGGATAAAATCGACGCTGAAGCACTGTGTATGATTGACCTTGATGCTGGGCACGATTTCTACTACCTGGCGATTGATGATCTCGATGCAGGTTTGAAAGCACTGCCGTTCTTCTCAAAACCGCTTAAATCAGAAAACCCAAATGGCGCAGAAATTATCGGTCACTCAAAACCCGTACCGGTTCCAGTGGTGGCGGCGATTTGTTGGTGTAACGATGCAATGGGTGGCGGTGCATAACGATGACACTAGACGAACTAAAAAGTCTAGTAACACCAGAGGGCGTCCAACGCGCCCTCGATAATCAAATTTATGACAGCCTCGTCTACGGTGATGGACACAACATCACCGACTCTTGTAACAGCGCGGCTGTGTGGTGTTACGGCTACCTAGCCAAAACAGGCAACATCAACCGAGCGTTTAATGCCTCTGATAAAGAGGTGCTGTCTGCTGCCATGGTGCAAATGGCCATCTATAAATTAGGTGCGCATCACTTCTTCAATCTTGAAGACCCTGAAGAGCTGGCATACGCGCTCATCGATTCCATTCTTGGCATTAACAAAGATGACACTGGCACATCCACCTACGTCGGAGCCGCAGTAGCAAAAGATGAAAAATCTAACATTGTTCACAAACCTGGTTGCAGGTTTGCCTTCTGGCGTCATTGAAGACTTCTATCCCCAACCGACAGAGATTGGCTCTGAGTCTGTCAATGTCACCAACTATTATTTTGGTGCGATTCGAGCCATGATGCTCGATGACCAAATTAGCTCGGACGTGGACATGCGCCATGCGTTCGCTTCTCAAATTCCGTTCATTATCGAAGGCTCACAAACCGACATTGCTAACGCAAAAGCCATTCTTGGTGAGTTAGATATAGAAGATTTGATGCTGCGTATGCTGACAGCTGCAGAGTTTGGATATCGCCCCGTCGAAATAAAATGGGAACAAGACGGCGCAAATGCCATTCCGGTGGAGTCCGAAGCCAAGCGTCCTGATAGCTTTTACATTCTACGTGACGGTGGTGTTGCGTATCGAAACACCTATGGCGAAATTCAGCCAGTGCCAGCAGGTCGCATCATTCCAGTGACACGAGAACGCACCAGCGACAAACCCTATGGGCATTCAATTCTGGAACCACTCTGGCCAATTTGGCAAACCAAGTGGGTCAACTGGGCTAACCTAGAGCGCCTTGGTGAGAAGTATGCCATCCCTAATGTAGTGGCGTTAACCGAAAGTAATAATGAGACCTCATTGCAAACTGTGGCGGATGCATTGGCTCCACTGCAGAACGGTGATGTTGCGGCAGTCAGTGGTGTCGCCAGTATTGAAGTGCTCAACCCACAAGGAAAGGTTGATGAAATCTTGAATGCGATTAAATACATCGATAACAAGATCACTTATCGCCTTACAGGACAAACCCTGTCATCGGGTAACCAGAAATATGGCTCTCGCGCTATGGGAGAAACGCACCAGCAGAATGCGTTCTTCTATGCCAAGGCGGATGCAAAGATGGTGTTCAAAGCGCTCAACCAAACGTTATTCAAATGGATATTCCAGGCGAACAACATGAATGGCCGTATCCGCATGCGAGTAGACGATAAGAAGTTTAAAGCGCTTCTCAAGTCTGCTGTCACTGATGAAGATGGCACCATTCAATTATCGGACCCAACGGAGGCGAAACATCTATGGCTGTTCTAACAGACGTGGAGCGCGCTGAAAAAGACAACCTGACCAAAATGGAGCGCCTCGAAAATGAGGCGCTTTCTTTTACGGCCAATAAATTGTCCAGAGCAATCACTAGCGCAATCAAAAGTGGTAATGTCGACATCAATGCGTTCATGAGCGCATACACGGCAACGTACACTAATTCAATGATGGTAAGTTGGCTGCTAGGTCAAGTGCATATCATCAAACAAATCGATGCCAACATCGAGCTGGCCAACGCACCTATTACCCTTGCTGTTGACCCTGTACCATTCCAAGAAGCCATTGATGCGCTGTCATCAATGATACCTGCAGACAGCAAAACCTATCGACAGACCGAAGCGTCGATGAAGTTGCGCGCTTTTACCATTGCCAATGTATCGAGTCTCGATGCTGTCAATCGAGTGAAGAAGCTTTATGAAGATGCATTAAACGAAGGTCAAAGTCGTTCAGAGGTGCTTCGCAACCTGGATGCGTATCTTGAGCAAGTCGGCATTGCAGAGGCAAATCCATACTGGCTTGAACTGCATTATCGCAACAACATGATGACCGCATACAATGCTGGGCGATGGACGCAGATTGCAGACAATGATTTGGTCGAATTCCTGGTCTACACATCGGTGATGGATGATGGCACCACCAAACTCTGCAGAGAGTTGGACGGCGTGGCCAAACCAAAGAACGATGAGTTTTGGATTGAGTTCTATCCACCAAACCATCATAAGTGCCGAGGTACGGTATCGGTGCTGACCAGGGAGCAATACGACAAACTGCCATCAAGCAAGAAGTCGCAATACACCAAAATCACCATTAGCTCTATGCATGAAAACGACACGTTTTCTAAAGAGCATCAGTTTAGAAGTTCGCCCCTTGTATCGATGCAAGCCTTACCAGAGTCCTTGGCTACCAGTGCTCAAGAGTACGGTCTTACCAACAAAGTGCTGAGCTACTCATATGAACAAAGCAAATCCGTTATCCAAGAACAAATCAATCAAGCGGCTAAAAGCAGAGTATCCACTGCCGTTCTCGACAAGGCAATTAAAGAAACACCAGAGCTCAATCCGTTCAAAGAAAAATTAGCCGGCACAAACTTGGATGATGTTGATGGCATCCTGTTTGGCTTTGATGAACTTGATGGTGATGAGTGGCTGCCGACGCTGCAGTACCAGGTTGCATTAGATAATCAGCACGTAGCAGTAATGTTGGTTTCTGCGTTTGAAGAATCGAGCGTTTATAACGTGAAGTATTTCACCAAAGGCGAACTAGCCAAGCTGCAAGCCGAGTTTGTTAAGTTGGATACGAAGTAATAAAAAAGGGCCAGATTACCGGCCCTTCTCGTTACACTAGAAATTTATATTCATCTTGCGTTGGGAGGGTATTATCCCCATCAACAACATGCCCACTGATTTTGCAAAGTAGCCGATAGTTCATAGGGGCATCTTTCGCAATGTTTTCTACTGATACAATGAGATCGGTTGACTTAGTTAAAAGAGCTTTGATGTCTCGCGCTAGATATCGAGGACAATAGCCTACAATTTCCGCAGGGTCTTCTGCTCTAACAATTACCGCATGGTTGTCATATTCATTTTGACAATCTAGACAAAGTCTTAACTGTTCACCTTGTTCTAAAGCGTCGATTCGGCGTTGTGCCGATTTAGATAAGTGACTAACACCATGTAAGAAAAAGTAGTGTTCAAAAGAACCACTTTCATTGATATTAATACGACGAAACATTTGAAGTTGATCTGTACCTCTCATGCCACCAGATCGAGCTAAAATATTTACTGGTGTAACTTCATCATCTTTAAGTCCTAACCATTTAATAAAGCGAGGATATTCAGGTCTTCTCTCTGACAATAGACGATTATGAAATAGAGGAAACAATTCAATAGATACATACGATGTATGTAAGTCTTCCATTCCGCTAAATGGGACAAAGTTTGAGGAACTTGTCGCACCTTGTGTGTAACGAAATTCAAAGCCTTCTTGTGTATCAGTAAGGGCCCCAACGACATGCCAGTCTCTTGTATCTGGCGATTGCCAAGCTAAGTAAACCGGATTGTTTTTAGTCATCTGTTAGTAACCTATTTTTGTTTTCAAGTACCATTTGTAACGCAAACTGTTTTGCTGTGTCAGTTATCACTTCTTCTGGAATCTTATCAAAAATTTCGTGGATTTTATCATCACTTAATCCTTCAAGTCTGCTGAGCCAAAATTTTTTAGCTTCTTCCCTTTTTTCTACCGCAGTAAAAAATGCATCAGTAGTTAGCATTGGCTTTTTGTCGGTTTTGAATTTAAATAACTCCGAACGAGCCTTTCGTACAAACTTACCAACAGTCCTGTTTTTATCTTTTGTCTTTAAACGTTCATCACGTTCAATATCTAACAACTCTCTACCTAAGCTTGCAGCATGATCGTAAGTTTCGCACAAATATTTTTCTTTAGATTCGATATCCATCACGATAGCCCAGTTTTCATGATGTCTATCCTGATTACTAATCAAAGCATCTAACAAAAGATAGCCGCAAAAAACATCACCCGCATTTAATCCATCAATACAATCCCATCCCTTGGGAGGTTGCACGTCTGTTCTATCTAGACAACCAAGAACCCTGCTTATGGTATGTTCTTTCACTCGAACAAACTTTTGGTTTTGCTCCATTGGAACTGGGTAATTTAAAGGACTATCGGCATGTAAAACTTCATTACCCATGATCATTCGATTTGAACTTGGGATTACGTTTGGTGACACGACGCCCATACGTTCATTAAGCATCATTTGAGCTATTTCGTAAGTTACATGAGGTATACCCAGTTCTTTACATAGTTCCTCAGCAATTTTTTCAGACCAATGCTCTCCCGTATTTTCTCTGGAATACTTAAAAAGCCAGCGTCTTGTCCCACCTTTAAACCAAAACCAAAATTTTTCTTTGGTCCCCAATTGCTCCAAGTCATCAGGGCTAACATATAAGCGTTTAATTTCAAAGGTCATAACGTTGAAATGTTGGATGGGTAATTTTTATCAATCTATCAAAATTAATCAAACTAAACCAGAAATAACACATTAGGGGTTATCAATAAGTGAACTTGCTCAGCATCAATATTGTGGCGCTTAGCCCCAATAATGACTGGATGGTATTTGTCACGAATGTAATGGTTCGTGGCAATTTAGAAACACCCAATAAGGTCTATTTCATATGTTGTTTGATATTAAAGAAAACCAACAAATCCTCATTAAAGCTATTTTAAACGCCGTTAAAAGCAACCAACCAAGAGAAAGTGCCTGTGACGTTGCATTCTATGTAAACCCAACAATGCACCAAGTAACCTCTGTAGGTATGATGTTCATCGTTGAACAATTGAAGGTGCTTGGCGCAATCAAAAGTATAGATGGATCTCTTGCTCTGACTTTTGAGGGTGGTGATTTGTTGCACAAGCTATCAGCAGTAACACTGACCACTGTGTAACTATACAGTAATTCTGTGATAAGCTGTTTCTGTGTTTTGATGCCTTGAGTACCTGAGACCCAGTAACGCTGGAGAGGAAGCATTGAAACGCCGCCAGTCTCATTTGAGGCTGGCGGCTTGCTTTGTATTCAAGGCTCTTTTCAATAAGGAGACCAGAATGCACAAACACACCTTACACAACAATCAATTGACCCTCGTTAATGCTGATTGCTTACAGCACCTTAAAACACTTGATGACAACTCTGTCGATCTCATTCTTACCGACCCACCGTATTTTAGAATCAAAGCCAATGCATGGGATAACCAATGGGCAGATGTCGAAAGCTTTCTTGCATGGCTTGATGAAGTGCTAGTGGAATTTTGGCGTGTACTAAAACCCAACGGCAGCTTGTACCTGTTCTGTGGTTCGACGCTCGCTGTAGATACAGAAATCTTAATGCGTTCTCGCTTCGAAGTGCTTAACCACATTATTTGGGCTAAGCCGTCAGGGCCGTGGAGACGAATGCATAAACCTGACCTTCGCAAGTTCTTTCCTTCAACGGAACGTGTGCTATTTGCTGGTCACTATGGTTCGGAAGGTTTTGCTAAAGGTTCTTCTGGATACGCCACTAAATGTAAAGCACTGAAACAGGAAGTGTTTAAACCACTAATTGACTACTTTGCTAATGCTCGTAAAGAACTGGGCATTACTGCAAAGGAGATCAACCATGCTACCAACTCTCAGATGTGCTCGCACTGGTTCAGCGCAAGCCAATGGAAATTGCCAAGTGAACAACAGTACAAGCAGCTGCAGGCGTTATTCAAGGCGAAAGCTGGAGAGCTAACCAAAAGCCATCAAGAGCTGCATACGCAATACCAATCGTTGCAGGAAACTTACCAGACTTTGGTTAAAGAATATGATGATCTAAAAACTCAATATGAAACGCTTCGTCGTCCGTTCTCAGTGACAGCAGACGTACCTTATACCGATGTTTGGCAGTTTGAGCCTGTACAGTATTATCCTGGTAAACATCCATGCGAGAAACCAGCCGCAATGCTTGAGCATGTTATTACGACAAGCAGCCGAGAAGGTGATGTGGTACTTGATGCGTTTATGGGAAGTGGATCAACAGGTAAAGCGTGTTTAAAGCTGGGACGTCGGTTTATCGGTATTGAGTTTGAAGAGGAAACGTTTGATACAACGTTGAAGCAGTTACAAGCGCTTAGCGCAGAATAAGAGGTAATAGAAAGGCATCGGCGCTAACCGATGCCTTTTTAATGTTCCAGGTAATCACTAGACTGCATGATGTCTGACATGGCATCACGTAGCTGCTGTTGAAGCTCTGGCGTCATGTTTCTAAGTGCGGTCACGATGCTGTCAGACAGTGCCTGGGCTTGCTCTTCGGAAGCGCCAGTGAGTTCAACTGTGATTTGAGGAGTGAACTCGATTTGAATCATTGGTGCCGTAGGTTGTCCTGTGACCATGGCAGTGTCGTTCGAACTATCCACTAAATTTTCGACACGCTTAACATCGTCCGATTTATCATCGCCAAACCACTCATCCCACACATCCATCAACCCAACTTTTTTAGGGATGATATTTTGATCGAACCCAAGATACCCAGTTTCATTAGTCTTAAAGCCAAAGATGGATGCTCGGTCATCGCGGTCATCTGATCTATCTATCTTAACGGGACTAAAATCAGGCATGAGTGATAGACCATACATAGCCGTACCACCACTTACTATACCAGTGCCAAGCTTAAAGCGACTTAACATACCCGTGCCTCTTGTGGCAGTAGCGCCTAAAGCACTCTCAGCACCTGCGCCTGCCGCTACGTCAATCGTCTTACCTGTAAGCCAACTTAAAATTTTACCTCTCGCTTTCCATGCAAGGGCTCCGCCAGCCCCTAACGTTGCGGTCTCAACTGCGCTAGAAACATGCCCAGCTATTGGATTTTCAATCACAAAGTCAGTGAAAGTTTTGCTTAAGTCTTGAATGGCCGTCGATAAGCTATCCTGAGATTGGATTAAGTTTGCAGTGGATTCATCAACGACAGATTGTGAAGCTCGTCCTGCGTCTGCAAGTTTTTCCGCTTCTGTTCGGGTGCTTTGAGCAAGCTCTTTTAGGTTAATTTCATGAATAAATTTTTCTGGATTAGCAGCTCCTTCAGTCATCCCTGTAAGGCCTTTTACCCCAATATCCTCACTAAGTATTGTTCCGCCTGCGGCTTCCAAAATAGGCTTGATAGCTCCTCGGTCATGTTCCATTACAGGCATCAAGCTCTTCATAAATGCAGTGTAGGCATCACCAGAGTCTTGACCTGTAGTGACAGCATGACGCAAACGCAATGCTGCCGTAAGAACGTTCTTGCGCTCCTTCTCATCAGAGATGGCTTCAATAGCCCCTGTCGTTTTGTCATCACCAACTAGCTTGACGAACTCTCCTTGCTCTTTAAAGCGTACTTGGAAGAGTTCTTTCATGCCGTCAGCGATCTTGTCGTAGTTCCAAACTCCAGCCTTACGCCCTGCCGCTAGCGATGCAGCAAACTTATCTAACGACATGTCATCGCCAAGAAGAGGCGAATACTCTGCAAAAGTGTCTAAGAGATCATGGTTTGCATCACCACTAAATTGTCTAACCGACATGACCGCTTGAGCTGCTTCATCAATGCTGACATTAAATGATTTAGATGCAGTGGCAATTGAACGACTTAACTCTTGTGGGTCAAGGTCTGGAAATACTTGGTTAATTCGCACGGTGGCAGCAGTCAGTGCATTCGTTTCTTTATCATCCAGTCCTTGAGTTCGAGCCAATCCCATGGCCGTGAATATATCACCGCTGGTGGCACCATCTGCAACGAGCGATGCTCTGAACTTACGCTGCTCGTCTGACTTTAGCTCAGATATGTCTGTGTTAGTTTGAGCTGCGTACATGAGCATGTGCTTTGCCATGTCGTTACCACGATAAAGCGTATAACCAGCTGCAGCAGTGATACTGCCAATCACGCCGAGCTTGTCGCTAAGACCTTCCATTTGAGCACTGGCATCACCAAACTTATTGAGCGCTTGAGTCTGCTCTTTGAGAGCTTTGGTGGTCTTTTCAATTTTATTCTGCAGCTTAGTTTCATCGGCAGATAGGTTGCTTAGATCTAATCCTGCATCTGACAATGTACGGCGAAGGCGTCTAGTTTCTCTTTCGTGTTCACGCAAGCTTGCAGTTGTATCACGGTCTTGTCGTTCCAGTTTTTTAAGTGCATGTTCCTGACGCTCAATTTCCTTTGTGTCACCAACCTCCTTTTTCAACTTTTTTAAAGCGTCCTTCTGTTTTGTTATCTCATCTTTGTTTTTAATCTGTTGTTTCTGCAAATCGCCCAGAGCTTTTTCTGCTTTCTTGAATTTAGTGATGTCGCCCGTCATTTTTTGAAGTTCTTCAACCTCTTTACCAAGGCGCTTAGTCTCTTGCTCAATAGCTTTAGATTTGCCAGAAAATTCATCTTGAATGCCTACAAGCAACTCAAGAGCATAGCCATTACTTTGTTTGCTTATTGACATTGTTGAACCTCTCTATTAAATAAGACATCTCATGCCAATTCATTCCCATTAGCTCAGAAACCGACACATTCATTTTTGAGTTTTTATTGGATAGCGATTCAAACGCCTGGTTGAATATCTCACTACTCATTCGAGCCAGGCTTAAGCCTTTCCCAACATGTGCGACACGTTTGCGTAATCCTTAACGGCCAGCGAATCAACAATGCAGTCAACAGGTAATTGAGCACTTTCTGTTAATACTGCCTCAGTGACACGAATGAAATTATCCTCTTGAATAGTTTTCATATCCAGAACACCAAATCGGCAAGTATCAGCGATAAAGAAGGCGCGAACGGCATCAATATACACGCTGTCAAATTCACCAATTGACCATTGCTCTGCATGAATGCGATCTCGAATAACAGCCTCTCGTTCTCGAACCATGCAATCATAAACTTTGTTGTTGTATGTAATTGGAGCTCTCAGTGGGCAGATATCGAACTTAACCATGCACTGACCAATGATTGAATCCGTCATTTGAACTGGCTTCGCTATATCGAGACTCGATATTTCTGTTGTCGATGTTTCATGTTTAGTTTCTTCAGTCATGTTTTAAACCTCTTTAAAAGAAGCTTAAAGGTACTTTTAAATCCGTAGTGAAAATGTCAATTGCCACGCGCGCGCGATAAGAATAGTTAAGATTTTGGCATCAAATATTGGAGTGAATCATGCTGCCAAAAATCCTAAAAAATGACATTCGAATGCAAGCACTCTATGAGTTGACCGTCGAAGAATTTAACTCATTGCGGACTGTGATAAAGCGATTGGACATCATGGATGTCTATAACGTCGATGCGTCGTTTTTACCCTGGCTTGCGTGGTGGTTTCGAGTTGATGCGTGGGATGATGAATGGAGCGAAGAACGTCAAAGAGAATCGATAGCAAATGCTCTTATTTTACGTAAGTACAAAGGTACAGTATGGGCTGTAGAGCACGCACTGGAGCTATCTCTATTCGATGCCGTCGTTGTACCGTGGTACGCAATGGTCCCCGAAGGTACGCGAGGCACATTCCGCATCGATGCAGTACCAAGTGATAGTCGCAGTCTAACTCAAAGTGACTACGCAACGTTTATCACTCTCACTGAAAGCAACAAGCAAGGTTCGCAGCATTGGAAGGGCAATATCAAGCACGACCCAAGTCTAGGCTCTGCATATGCAGCGCCAGTCATCCGAACTCGCAAGCGCTGGGTGTCAAAAAGCATTATGCCATTGTATGTCTCCGATATATCTATCGAACCAACAAGCGCGAGCATTCGCGAACATGAGGGGACGATTTCAGTGTCTACAACGGTAAGCATGAGTGATGGCACAACAACACATGACGTGCGGTATGAATCCAGTGACCCTAGTATCGCCACGGTGAGTGATGATGGCCAAGTGTCTTATGTTAGTGAGGGGATTGTAACTATCTCTGCAATATCAACGTTCGATGACATCAGTCGAGCTGAATGCGAAATAACCACCATTGCCATTACTTTTGTTATGACTGTTGGTGCAGGCACCTCAGCGGTTGGCTTCAGTTCATCTAGTTCAAGTTTTGGTGAATTGGAACCAAAAGACTGGAATGAAGGTGCTGGCACAGAAACCCGACGAGTTCACGTTGATATCGACACATTACAACTCACGCGAAGTGCCGCATCGGTTGGTACTCTCCTTTACAACAAAGACTACACGGTTGGAGCTGCGTTTTCGACATCTGCGCCTACATATTGGGATCTAAAATGGAACGAGTATGAGGCTGTTAAATTTGAATTCGTTGATGTCGGAGGCAATGAACGTATGAGCAAACCTATCCCGTTTTCAAGTGTGGGAGGCAATTACAGGATTGATGAATCTAACTACGATTTAGAAACCTTCAATTGGTTGTATGACCGACGAAATCAAGATGTATATATTTATGTAAAGGACGGAAGTGACGATGTCTAATGATTACTTTTCTTATGTGACCAACGTCGGTGTTGAAAAAATTGAAAAAGCCTACAACGCAGGTGAAACCATCAATTTAATCGAGATGGCCATTGGGGATTCAAATGGTGCTTATGTAGTGCCTGATTCTAGTTTCACGAACTTGGTCAATGAATTTGCACGAGTAGCACTCAATGATGCATCTACAGATGGCCACTTGATTCATGTCATTTCATACATCAAACCCACAGCGGAAACAGCGGAAAAGACGCTACGCGAATACGGTATTTATGACGATGAAGGGGACATGATTATCTACGGAGCGTATCCTGAATCATTAATCCCTAGTCTCGATAGCGCAGAGTACCTTCAGCTAGAAGTTGAGAACATCACAGAACTAGAGAACGCTGATGTTGTGAATGTGACAGTAAGCCCTATAGTTCCTTACGCAACCGAAACTGAAGCAGGCATCGCCAAAATTATCAATGACGATGATGTTGAAGCTGGTGTTGATGACTCTAAAATACTGACTATTTCAAAGATGCTTAAACGTGTCGCAACTAGCGTTAAAGCAGGCGTAGCAAGATTTGCAACCAGTGCAGAAGCTATCAACGGCACTGACACATCAACGATGTTGAATCCTAGCTCTGGCTTAGCTTTGTTAAAGTCTCGCATTTCAAGCGCATTAGATGGCACGAGAACGGATTACACAGCAAGTGAATATGCACTGAGCCAAATAAACACAAAAGCAAGTAACGCTCAAAGCACAGCGGATAACGCAGTAAATTTAGCTAACGCCGCACAAGACACTGCCGATAATGCGACGGACTTGGCCAATGCAGCTCAAGACGATCTTGATGCTTTCAAAGCCGAAGACAACCCATTCCCTCAGTATCTACACAATGACGAACATGCCACGCAAGCGCAAGCAGAGGAAGGCACTAGCGCGGGTGTTTGGATGTCACCGCTTCGTACTGCGCAGCACTTCCTATCTAAGTTGTCTGATAAAATCGATGGGACCAGTCATGAATTAGCGGCGTCTGAGTACGCGCTCGGTCTAGTGAACGCTAAAGCTCAAGAAGCTCTTGATGATGAAAAGCTACATTGGGTTAAGGTTGCATCAGGGAGTTGCTCTATCCCTTGGAAGAATGGAACGACAGGAGTACTGGCTGGGACGATAGAAACAGGTTACTCAGTAAGCTCTCGCAAACACTATACAGGGCGATTCAAAGTTAACATTTTATCAGATGGCACTGCTGAATCATCCGATCCAACGAACTGTTGGTGGTCGTTCAAAGGTGAACCAAGAGAAGTGACATATTGGAGTGGCACGCCGCAAGTAGTTATAGATGTGTATGCGTATGGTGCAGGCTTAGTCAGCGGCACTGGAGGTACAAGTTGGGAATTATGGGAATTGCAGGCATAAATTAGCTAGAGATGAGGGCTATTGAATTAGCTCTCGTATCTCACTAAATCCCGCTAAATCCCGCTAAATATCACTTAAATTTGCGGAATTTGATTGTTATTTTTGGTTTTCGGGCTTGTTATTTTTGGTTTTCCGCCGTCATG